CCGGCTAACAACTAGCATCCACGATGCTATTACTGCGGCAGCAGATACCACAAACGGCGACGCAAGCACTGCCGCTGCCGAAGCCATAGCGCCCATGGCGACCAGTAATGGGCCAGATATTGCCACAATCGCAAGCAGCGCAAGCGTCCACTGCTTTGTTGACGGCGACAATTCATTAAACGCTCTACCAACACCAGCTAAAACATGTACGGCGCTTTGCAATAGCGGGACCAACTGAGGCAGGATTTCTGCACCAAGTTGGATTAAAAGAGTCTGCACCTGTGCCATGGCTTGCCGAAATTTAAACCCGGCCGTCCTAGACGCAGCTTCAAACGCATTATTAAGCGATTGCCCCGTTTCCGTTGCTAGGGAAGCGAATATATTGCGAGTTTGTTCGGCGTTTGCGCCAACAAGGTTCAATACGCCAGTAAGCGCTCGGATATTTGGGAACACCTTGGCCATGGCGTCCGAATTATCGCCCATGCGCTGCTTGAGGCTTTGCAAAACGCTTAATAGCCCCTCCTCCCGCAGCTGGCGCCTTAGCATTTCCGAAGACATGCCAAGCTTGCGCATTTCGGCTTCTGCCTGAGAAGACGGCTTTAATAGGGCTGAAAGTGTGGCCCGTAGTGATGTGGCGGCCTCATCAGCGTTAAGGCCAAGTCTGGTCATTGCCGCTATGGATCCTGCAACCTGGTCAAACGATACTCCAAGCTCAGACGCCACAGGAAGCACTCGGCCCAAAACAGGTGCTATAGTTTCCGCACTAGCCTTACCTTCACGAACCGCGGCAACCAATATTCCAGTGGCTTTTGCGGCGTTTATATTCGCTGAACCATAGGCATTGATAGCCGACGTAACCGCATCGGCCACCGTAGCCGTATCACCAAGGCCAGCCGAGGCAGCCATAGCTGACGTCCTCAGCACTTCCATGGCCTCTTTCCCACGAAGGCCGGCAGACGTAACAAAGAATAGACCTTCTGCTAGCTCCTGCGGCCCACGTCCAGTCTCTGCCGCCAGCTTCATAAGGTCCCCACGCCAAGCGTCTACCTGTTCGCGTGCTACACCCACCAACCCCACTATCTTGGCAAGGCTGTCGTCAAAATTGGACGCCATTTTAACGGCAGCCCCGCCAGCGGCAACGATGGGAAGCGTCAGTCCGGTGGTAATGACACGCCCGGTTGCTTGCATGCGCTTTCCCGCACGGTCAAGCTTCCGCACAACCTTGCCCCAGCTCTTCTCAAAATCCCGAACATTGACAAGGACGTTAATTAGCAGATTCCCGACGCTCTTCCTCGCCACTATAGCCCCCGCTTATCCTTGCCGCCCATCATGGCGTTCATAACCTCAACCTGCTTGAGAATACTCCGCCAGTCCTGTTTCTTCTTTGTTCCGAATTTCAGGACGAAATCAGCCGGCTCATATGGTTTCTTCCCCTTTTTGCGAAACATATTCACAATCAAGGAAGCCAAAACGCCCATCCGCAAGTCTGCCCGTTCCTCGTCCCACGGCTCTTGTTGGTGGTACGCCATCCACTCTGAAAGCTCCTGGCTCGATACCCGGGCCAACAATTCACGGACGGAGCAGCCCCAAGCTAAGGCTAGACGGAAGTAGAACCTTCGCTCGGGGCGCCGTCTAAACCCTCGGCTAGACCTTTGACTTCCTCTTCGGTCAGTCCGGATAGGCTTTGCGCTTCAGTGAATACACGGTTAAGCGCAACCGCTGATTTCTGCCCAAGCACAGCAACCTCTGCATCGGAAAAAAGCCTTTCGCCTTTTTCGTCCACGACGCACTTGGCCACCAGCTTGGCGCGCAGGTCACGCATAACGACCTGCATATTTTTACCCTGCCCCATAAGGCAGGAAGCCTCGAACTTGTCCCTTTCGGTGCCTGTTAGGCCGCGGACCATAACAGAGCCGCCCCATTCCGGCACCTCAATTTCTTTTGTAGGCAAGTCCTTAGCCTGTAGTATCTGCTCTTTTGTTAATACGCCCATAAACCTCCCCCTATTAAGCTAAGGTTGGCTGCCCAGACAGCTTCAGGGTCGCAGTTACTCCCAGTTTGCCGTCCACGGGTGCCGCAACCTCAAACGCAGTCACAAGAGCTGCAAAAGCCCAAGTTGTATTTGCCGTATCAGGGAACACGAGTTGAAAGTTCCGAAGAACACCATTGTATAGATCATCCAGAACGCCAGTCCCGTACGCCTGTGTCGCATTTGCAGGTAGGAAGTTCATTTCTAAAGAAACTTCCCCGCCATCTTTAAGCCCGCCAACAAACTCTTTCCATCCAGAAGTTGAGCTGTGGCTTGTTACTTCGATGGGATCTTGTGCTAAAGACGGTCCACCGATATTCGTAATCTCGGCTATTGTCGTAAACGTTTCAGGTCCTCCTCCGTCGCCAAGTTTTAACAGAGTACCCAGTGCCGCTGTTGCATCACTCATTATCGTTCACCTCTTCGTCCCCTTTCAGAGGGGTTATTGGTGCCCCTTTGGCGTCCAGAAGGTTCGACTGGACTTTAGGGACTTTTGGTACGTGCTTCCATACGTGTTTTGAGAAAAGACCTGGGTCTATGCTATCAAACGGACATTTAGGGCATTGATAGACTATAAACCCCTTCCATCTCTTGCCTGAATCAAACTGTTTTAAAATATCCAAGTCGCTCATAGTGCCTCTTTATGCCAAATGCTAAAATCAACAATAACCCTGTGTAGATTCGTCCCTTCGTCTTGCGAATCCGTTTCGTCCTCACAAAACGCCGCATACACTGTAATAGACCCCATTGCACCAGAATATGCATGCATAGCCTTAACGACAGCTTGGGCCACTTGCTTGGCAGTTAGGTAGTTGCGGTCCCAGCATGAAATCTGGACCCTAGAATTAGCCAAGTTGGACGTACCAGAATGGGACGCCTCTCTAGCACCGCTTATGCGAGTGTAGGCTATGGCAGGGAATGTGGAACGCTCAGGCATCCTAAGCGGGAACACGCGCGTCCCTATTAATGCGGATACGTCCGCATTAGTGGACAGGTACGTGAATAATCCTTCCTCAAGTGTTGCCATGGTATTCAATAAACCTTGTCAGTCGGCGCACCATCTCATGCCTTGCCCTCGGCGCATCACTATCAAACGTATTCCGCATAAACGGCTGCGCGGATATTTCCCTATTGGTTCTGACATTAAAAAAACCGTATTCAACAAAGCGCAAATAGAAGGTTTCTGGCTTATTGGAGACAGTGGCGTTCGCACTAAACCTCTTTATCTTCCGCACCACATGCAAAGATCTCTTGCCGTGCCCCGTTTTCCTTGGTACACGCTTTCTTACGCCCTTCAGTAGTATGCCTGCCCCAACGTCAACAGCTTCTTTCATGCCCTTTTTGCGTACCTTATCGGACAATCTCTTCAGCTTTTGCTTAAGCTGCGGGATACCCCTAAGCGAGAATGAAGCACTAATACCTGGCACTAAACGTCCTCCCCATCCGGCAATTCCCGGCACATAAGCACGGTTTCACGTCTATTCTCAAACGGTTGTATAACCGCAAAAATGCCCAAATACCTGACCCCACCAGGGTCCGTGTACTTCACCCTCCACCTAACCGTCACATCTGACCGATACCTAATACGAATGCGGACAGTGAGCTCTGTGCTCAACTTCTGTGATTCGTAAAACTCCTGCCCGCGCACAGCCTCGATGGCGGCCCATACAGTCGCAGTATCCGCATATGCTATCTGGTCTGCGCCCGTTGAGTCCTGGGTGTTTGTGTTCCCCTGCAGAACCACTCGCCTGTTAAGCCTGCCCGCCTGCATTATTTATTCAGCCCCCGCGCATACATTTTGTACTGGGCCACGATACTCATAAAGCCAATGGGCAGCGTTTCTGGCCTGAAGGCCCGTCCAGACGCCACTATGGCCTCCCGATTCTCGTAGAAATGGCCCACAAGTAGACGTATGCCATTCCTGACAATCTCTGGGATACTTGCGCCGGTCCCACCGTAGCCAACAATAAACGAGATCTCCACGGCGTTGGCTTCCTGTAGGCCCGCATCTGGATCCGGCCAGTCGTAGTCCTCTTTCAGAACTATCCTTGGGATCTCGGACGCCGTATCCACAATGTACTCACCGGCCGTCTGTGTGCTTTGGGTGCCGTCTTGGTCTGTGTACTTAACACTAGCCACAGACTGAAGTGGCGCAAGCGGAATCTCAATAAACCTGTCTGCCGGGAAAGCGTCTAAAACCAACTTCCACGTCTGTGTTATCAGCATCCGGCTGGTCAGGTCTTCCCATAGCTCTCTGGCCGCCTTAATGTAGGAATCAATCAGCGTGTCGTCGTCTGACACAGTGACTCGGATATGGGACTTCGCCTCCGCGGTCGTAAGCGGCTCGGTGGCCGGCGCTGCTGTTAATACAAGTGCCACGGTTCCCCCTTACGCCTTTTTCTTTCTGCGTCCAGGCTTCTTTATGCTAGCTGCAATCTCTGGCGCCTCTGCCATGGCGGCCTCTTTCTCAGGTTCCTTTGCCCGGGGTGGCTTGATTTCAATGGCATACTTGCCGGCCACAAGCTCTTTAGCCTGCCTATCGGGCATCAAGACTATACTGCCTGCTTGAATGACGCCCTGCGGGCCGGCGAGTGTTGTAAGTATTTTAATTTTCATTTTCACCCCTTTTACGCCATACAGAATAAAAAAGCCATGCAAAATAATGCCGTCTTATTGCGCTTCATATTCACCTGTTGTCAACAATCGCCTCAATATCTCCAATCGTACTCACGGCATTCACCTGCAATTTTAATGCCCGACCAGAAGCGTAATGTGTTATAACTGTGGCCACGCCAAGTCCAGTAAATGGAGCAAGATTGGCTTGGGCAAGCTCATACTCTTTATCATCTATTGTCGATATTTTAGTGGGCCATGTGATGATGCTCTCGAATGTCTTGAGTCCAGACCAGTTTCTCTGCGCTGCGGGAGATAGAGAAAATACCTGCCCGTCAAACGTGAACCCCTGCCCGATCAGCTCGCGTGTCCTCGTGTCG